GATGGCACTCCTAAGAACATTCAGATCACAACTCTATCTGGTGGTACTTCTGGGGAAAATAGTTTGACTCCATATTCTACTATCGCTGTTAGTGGCACATTTACTACTAGATATACAGGCGCGGTAGCAGTAGCTGCTGGAACATACACAAAACAGTGGGGCGATGCTAATCTATTCGATGCTGATCCTACTACTGGTAATATCCATCTTATCGTTCGTGATCTCGATGGCAAAATATCTGGTGTTGCTGGAACTGTTATTGAGCGTTATGAAGATATCTCAACAGTATCAACAGCTAAGAAGTTTGACGGCACTACTAACTTTATCACAGACGTACTATTTCAACGATCTAAGTATATTGCATTAGCAGAAACTGATATGGCATACGTCAACACTACTGCTGTAGTCTCTTCAGGAACAAAGCTAGACGGCGGCAGAGACGGACAAGACGAAAAAAATATCACTTTAGGACCTCTTGCTTTAGGTTACGATCTATACAAAGATGCCGCAGATGTTGACATCTCTTTTATCCTACAGGGCAAAGCAAGGTCACATACTCTAGCAAACTATATTATCGATAATGTTGCTGAAGTTCGTAGAGATTGTGTCGCATTTGTATCGCCAGAGCTTAGTGATATAACTGTTGCAAATATAGTAGACTTTGCTGGTAATCTAACTGCAAGTAGCTACGCTGTTGTTGATAGCGGATACAAGTATCAATATGACAAGTATGCTGATGTTTATCGCTGGATACCATTAAATGGTGACATCGCTGGACTATGTGCTAGAACAGACGATCTTAGAGATCCTTGGTTCTCTCCTGCTGGATATAGCAGAGGTAACGTTAAGAATGCTGTTAAGCTTCAAGTTAATCCTAATAAAGCTCAAAGAGACTTATTATACAAAAATAACGTCAATCCAGTTATCACTCAGCCTGGTCAAGGAACAATATTGTTCGGTGACAAGACTTTCTCTGGAAGCACTAGCGCATTCGATAGAATCAATGTTCGCAGATTGTTTATTGTTCTTGAGAAGACTATCAGTCGAGCGGCTAAGTCTACGCTATTTGAATTCAACGACGAATTCACAAGAGCACAGTTTGTCAATTTAGTTGAGCCTTTCCTAAGAGACGTACAAGGTCGAAGAGGCATTTATGACTTTAAAGTTGTATGTGATGCGACTAATAACAGCCCTGGTGTTGTAGACGGTAACCAATTCGTTGGAGACATCTATATTAAGCCAGCACGTTCTATCAACTTCATCCAGTTGAATTTCGTAGCAGTTAGATCTGGTGTAGAGTTCTCAGAGATCGTTGGCGCGGCTTGATAAATAACATAACAAACAAGGAGAAATAAACAATGGCTTTCAACATCAATGAAATTAAAAGCCAGCTGACCTTCGGGGGAGCCAAAGCGTCACTATTCCAAGTATCGATCACTAATCCGATCAATGGAATTGCTGACCTTAAGACACCCTTTATGGTACAGGCAGCACAGATTCCAGAGAGCACTATCGGTACAATTGAAGTACCTTACTTTGGACGTAAAGTGAAGATTGCTGGTGACAGAACATTCGCGGAATGGACTGTTACTATCATGAATGATGAAGACTTTCTAGTGCGTAATGCAATGGAAGAATGGATGGCTTCAATCAACTCTCATGAAGGCAATATTACACAGCTGGGCAGTTCAAGTGCATCTGAGTATAAAGCTCAAGCACAGATCACACAGTACTCAAAAACTGGTGCACCGCTTAGAACATATAACTTTAACGGCTTATTCCCAACGAATGTTGCTGCTATAGGTATGGACTGGGGCACAACGGATGACATCGAGAAGTTCGATGTTACATTCCAGTATGACTGGTGGAACGTCTCTGGTGGTATCACCGGCGATGGCGGCACCTCGGTATAATTGATAACGATAATTTAAAGGGAGAGAATAAACTCTCCCTGAGAATTAGAGGATAAAATATGGCAGAATTATTTGGTTTCGAGATAAAACGTAGAGCTGACAAAGAAGCGAAGAATATTCCTTCTTTCGTCCAAGCTAACGAAAACGATGGCTCTATTGATATAGCAGCCACGGGAACGGCAGCTAGTAGTTATTTAGACCTAGCAGGAACAGCACGATCAGAAGCAGAGCTTGTACAGAAGTACAGGTCTATGCTACAGCAACCAGAAGTTGCTCAAGCTGTAGACGATATCGTAAACGAAGCGGTCAGCATATCTTCTAGCGAAAAAGTTGTCGAGTGCGTTACTGATGACGTTGATCAGCCAGATAATATCAAGAAAAAAATAAGGGAAGAGTTTGATACGGTTCTTAGACTTCTAGACTTTTCCTCTACTGGATATGATACGTTTCAAAAGTGGTACGTTGACGGAAGAATCAACTATCATGTGATGATTGACGTGACACAGCCTAAAAGAGGCATTCAAGAGTTACGCTATATCGATCCAAGAAAGATACGCAAGATTAGAGAGTTTGATACCAAAGGTCAGCAGAGCAATGGAAATGACAATAAGTTTCTGACTAAGCATATAAAAAACGAGTATTATCTGTACAGCGAAAAGGGCTTTATGGGTCAAGCAGGGTCTTCTGCTCAAACAGCTCACACAGGCGATAATGGTCTAACTGGACTTAAGATAGCAATAGATTCAGTAGTACACGCTAACTCTGGTTTACTGAATGAGACTAACTCACTCATCATATCTAATCTGCACAAGGCACACAAGCCTTTAAATCAGTTAAGAATGATGGAAGATGCTGTAGTTATTTACAGAATAGCTAGAGCACCAGAAAGAAGAATTTTTTACATTGATGTAGGTAATTTGCCTAAGGTTAAAGCAGAGCAATATCTACGAGATATGATGACTAAGCATAAGAATCGTTTAGTCTATGATGCCGCTACAGGTGACGTTAAAGATGATCGCAGACATATGAGTATGACTGACGATTTCTGGTTACCTAGAAGAGAGGGTGGAAAGGGTACTGAGATCACTACATTGCCTGGTGGTCAGAATCTAGGTGAACTAGATGACGTACTATACTTTCAGAAGAGGCTATTTAAGTCTCTGAATGTACCCCTCTCTCGTATGGAGACAGACGCTTCATTCTCTCTAGGTAGAGCCTCGGAGATATCAAGAGATGAGATTAAATTTAGCAAGTTTATAAGCAGATTGAGATCAAAATTCTCATCACTGTTTGATAAGATTTTAGAGAAGCAATTGATACTTAAAGGAGTCATTAAACCTGACGAGTGGGCAGAAATACAAGCCACTATCAGATATGATTTCATGAGTGATAACCACTTCGAAGAGTTAAAAGAAAGCGAAGTTCTAAGAGAAAGACTGAACCTCTTAAGAGATATTGACGATTATGTTGGTAAGTATTACTCAGCAGACTGGGTAAGAAAGAATGTTCTCATGATGAGTGAAGATCAGATCGAAGAAATGCGAAATCAGATCGAAGAGGACGAAGAAGACTCGAATGACGCAGAAGACGAGTTCGGAGATGGAGACAATGAAGGCGAAAGTAGTCCAGAAGAGGATTCTCCAGATGACGAGCCTAAAGACGACGATATCGGTGAACCGTCTTTAGCCTAGTAATTATAATAAAGTATAAATAACCATATAAGTAAGGAGATAGATATGAGTGTTAGTGATTTGATTAAGAGTGCGATGGATAAAGATGCAGAGTCTTTCGAAACATCGTTTGATGGTATTATGGCAGATAAAATGACTTCGGCTATCGAAACAAAATATGACACTATGTTTGGCGCTAAAGCAGACTCTGCTGAAGAATCGACAGACGTAGAAACAGACTAGGAATAAAAGGAATAAACATGAAATCTTTTAAGCAGTTCGCAGAGACAGTAGAGATCATTAGAGATAAGGATCAAGCCTTTGTTGACAAGCATATTGTAGACATTAAGGATCTTCCTGATGGTTATAAGCAGGCAGAAGTACTTGACTTATCAGCTAATCGTCTTGCTGATCTTGAAAAGGGTGAAGATAAGGAAGTATATGAAGCAGTGGAATTCACTGAAGAAGAGATGTCTGACGCTCAAAAAGTAAAAAAAGAGAAGATAGTTAAAGAACTCAAAAAGAAAATGCCTGAGTTCAAAGATCGTTACGGCGATAAAGCTACTGATGTATTGTATGCGACTGCTACTAAGATGGCAATGAAAGATGAAGAAGAAGACGAAGATGATCTAGAAGAGTCGTACAAAGAAGGCTACTACTCAGAAGGCGTTATCGCTGACTTAGAGAAGATCGTTAAAACTAAGAGCATGGGCGAAGTCAAGTTCAAAGATGGTAAGAAGCAGAAGATCGATCTCTTCTCAGCATCTGCTGTGCTTAATGCGTACAAATCGTTAAATTCAGTTAACAAGAAAAAAGTTGAAAGTATGTTATCTGACAAGAAACAGTTTACTCGATTCGTATCTTTCGCAATGCAAGCGGCTTAACACAGGACTAAACATATGAGCTTATTAATCAAAGAAATCGTTGAAGACGTAGAGTATATCACAGAAGCCAAAGAAGATGGTACTAAGCAGTATTTCATCGAAGGCATCATTATGCAAGGTGACATCAAGAACCGTAATGGTCGTATGTATCCTAAAGAGATCCTTGCTAAAGAAGTAAAGCGATATAACGAAACTTACGTTCAGAAAAACAGAGCATATGGCGAGTTAGGGCATCCAGCAGGTCCAACGATTAATCTTGATCGTGTATCTCATATGTTTACAGAGTTAAGACAAGAAGGTTCTAACATCGTTGGTCGTGCTAAAGTAATGGACACGCCAATGGGTAAGATCGTTCAGAACATCATGGACGCAGATGGTACTTTAGGTATTTCATCTCGTGGCATG